AGTCCTAAATCCTCTATTTTTGGCGGTTTCGTCCGAACTGGCGGTAACTGGCCACGACCAGCCCCGACTAGAAACGACCACTAAAAGTGGTGCGCTATCACACGCTGCCGTCATTGGGGATTTCTCAGAGAAGGTCTTGGGCGTCAAATTGCAGCCTTGGCAGTACCGAATATTGCACGGCATGACAGAATTAGACCCCGCCGGCGACTTTGTTAACCGCGTCGGTTTGTGTTCCGTGGCCAGACAAAATGGGAAGACAACTGCTATGGCTGCGGTTATTGGCAGCTGGTTGGCAACCCAAGGCTTTGGGCGCGGCAAACCCCAAACCGTTATTACATGCAGCCACCAACTCGACTTGTCTACCGCGCTGTTCAAGTACCTCGCGCCAATTCTTGGTGCCAAGTTCAATGCCAAGATTTCTTGGTCGTACGGCCGCATGAACCTAGAGATGCCAGACGGCAGCACTTGGCTGGTGCGCGCAGCTACACCACAAGCCGGCCACGGTTACAGCGCCGACCTAATTTGTGTAGACGAGGTATGGAGTGTCAGCGAGGCTGCCATAGATGAAGGCTTGTTACCGTCCCAGCGCGCCCGCAAAAATCCATTAATGCTCATGTTCAGCACCGCTGGCACCCCAGAGTCAAAAGCCATGTTGCGGTGGCGCGAGCAAGGCATACGCGCTATTGACGCTGGCGACCACGGCCCGCTTTACTTCGCTGAGTATTCGCCGCCTAGCAATATTGACCCGATGACGCCCGAGGCTTGGAAGTACGCAAACCCCGCGCTCGGCCACACACTCGACATGCGCGTTATTGAGGCTGAAGCCAAGGCCCCAAACCGCAACGCGTTTCTACGTGGGTCGGTTAATACGTGGACTAGCTCACACTCGGGCTGGTTAGAAAACGGCCTTTGGGAGGCGTGCCTATATGAAGGCGAAGTGCCATCGGGGGGTGTGTTAGCCGTCGAGCAGTCAATAGACGAGGCAAGATACGTCGGGGTGCGCGCCGTGCGCGTAGAAAACAAAACCGTCATAACTACCGCTTTTGACGTAGACAACATGGCCGAAATGTGGGCATGTGTCGAGCGCGAAGTAGAACGTAACCCGCAGCTGCGTATTGCTATAACGCCAGTTCTAGAAACCCATTGCCCGCCCAAGCATGAGCGCCGACGCACCATCGTTGGTTACCGTGAGTTGCTAAAATGGACTCTTGCGGTACGGTCACTAATTGTAGAAAACCGCATAGGCCAAACTGGCGAAAAACTATTAGCCGAGCATGTCGAGCGCGCCGTAATGATTAAACACCAAGGCAGTGTTGCGCTCAGCTCTACCCGCAGTCCCGGGCCTATTGAGTTAGCCCGGTGCATGGTATGGGCCGCCGCTTTAGAGTCGCGCCCAAGTTCTGCCGGCAAGCCTTTACTTGTTATCAGCAGGTAGTACACTCGCTGGTGGACAACCTCGCATTTCGTCGGGATTTGCGAGGTTATCCACAACTCGCGCACAAAAGAATGGCACAATAAACCCATGGCTTTATTTGGACGTAACAAAGTTGCCGCAGTAGGCACTTCAGTAGACCCCGAGATTAAAGCCGCCGTGGGCTATGGCTCTGGCGGTAATGCTGGCGCGTCCCAAATTAACAACTTCTATGCGTACACCAATGGCGAAATGCGCCAAATTGCTATGCGCGTCCCGACCATTAGCCGCGCTCGTGACCTTATGGCCAGCGTCATTGGTTGCCTAAAACTTGAAATGTTTCGGGACATTTGGAACGGCGACGAGATGGAAGAAGTACCACTTGCCCCCCGGGCATGGCTCGCTCGTATAGACCCGAACGTAACTAACAACTTTATTTTGTCGTGGACATTTGACGACCTTTTTTTCTACGGCCGTGCATTTTGGTACATTAAAAGCCGTACCGCCGACGGTTACCCAAGTTCCTATGAGCGTTTACCGGCCGCCATGGTCACGACACAGGACCAATCTGGTCCGGTGTGGTTCGGACCTTCTAACCAAGTTTATTTTTCGGGTTTGCCTATTGAGTCCGAAAACCTTGTGCAGTTTCTTAGCCCGGTACAAGGTTTGCTTTACACGTCGAGCGAAGCCATTACTACGGCGTTACGTTTAGAGGCCAGCGCACGACGTAATGCGGAAAGCGCCATACCTGCGGGCGTTTTGCGCCAAGTTGGTGGCGAACCTTTAAGCGGCCAAGAGCTAGCCGACATGGCAGCAGCATTTAACGCTGCGCGCATGACAAACCAAACCGCAGCACTAAACGAATACTTGACATACGAGGCCACGACAGCGACCCCAGACAAAATGCTTCTCGTCGAGTCCCGCGACTTCCAAGCCCGCGAACTCTGCCGCGCTGCAAACATTCCCAACTACCTTGCCGGCATTGACCAAGGCTCTTACCAATACACCACGTCGGCTGGCGCTCGCGCCGACCTTTACCTTTTCGGTGCTAAGGCCTTTATTGACTGCATTTCAGAAACTTTGTCAAGTGACAACGTACTGCCCCACGGCACTTACGTTAAGTTTGACGTAGAAGAATACCTAAGCGAGTCCTACCTAGGCGACTCGGAAGTAGAAACAGAAACAACAATAGAAACCCCGAGGTACGCAAATGATTAGGTTTACCCCCAGCTCTTTTACTGTCGAGGCCGCAAAAGGCGCAACGCCTAAGCGCACAATTTACGGTTTGGCCGCGCCATACAACGTGGCCGCACGTACCAGTACCGGGCAAGAAGTACTTTTTATGCCGGGCAGTTTGCCAGTTGACGGCCCCGCGCCAAAACTTATGCAGTACCACGACTCGACCAAGCCCATTGGCATTGTGACCGAGCGCGTAGAAACACCCGAAGGCGTCATGTTCGCCGCGCGTATCTCAGCCACTAACGCAGGCGATGAGGCATTGACACTTGCCCAAGACGGCGTGCTCGACTCGGTAAGCGTCGGCGCGACCCCGACAGAGTGGACAATGGTAGACGGCGTCATGCACGTCACCGCCGCTATCTGGTCAGAATTAAGCATGGTTTCCGAAGGCGCATTTGCCGATGCGAAAATCCACCAAATTGCTGCACAATCTGATATAACATCAGTAGAGACGGAACCCGACACCGACGAGAACGAAACCGAAGAAGAAACTACAGAAACCCCAGAGGAGTCACCCGTCATGGAAAACCAAGCACCAGTAGTCGAGGCATCAACACCTACAGCTCCTTTGTGGGCAACTGCTAAACCACAATTTAAGTTGCCATCAGCTAGCGAATACATTGCAGCAATGGCAGCAGGCAGCACCGCGTTTGCTGAAATGAACGCACGCATCAAAGCAGCTGCGCCAGACATCACCACTGCTGACACACCCGGTATTTTGCCCGAAATTATCACGGGTAGCGTGTACGACGGCCTTAACCCAATTCGCCCGTTTGTTACCGCCATCGGTACAAAAGCAATGCCAACCGCTGGCGCAACATTCCGCCGACCAAAAATTACGGTTCGCCCAACAGTTACACAGCAACCAACTGGCCAACTAAACACGCTCGACCCGTCAACCGTGACCGTGTCTAACACGGATATTAGCAAGCTCACGTTCGGCACATTTTGCACCGTGTCCGAACAGGACCTTGATTGGAGTGACCCCGCGTCTATTAACATCATTCTTGAGCAGTTGGCTATCGCCTACGGTCAAGCAACCGATAACTACGCGGTAGACACTTGCCACGCAGCAATCACACAGACCAGCGCAGTAACAGACACAGCAGTAGGCGCTGATTGGGTAATTGCAATTTATGAAGGCGCCCGCCAAATCTCGGCATCGTCTAACTACTTGCCAACCCACATGGTTGTAACCCCAGCCAGTTGGGCGGCTCTTTCGAGCGCTGTAGACGACTCAGGCCGTCCGCTTTTCCCATACGCTGGTGCAGCAAACTTGAGCGGTCAAAACGCCGCCGGTACAGCCGCAGCAAACACTTGGAACGGCAACCCGCTTGGCCTCGTTTTGGTAGTTGACAAAAACGCGCCCGGTTCATTCATGGGACACGCAGCAGGCCCAGCCGCAGGCTTCGAGTTTTACGAGCAGATGAAAGGCGCAATTTCGGTGGACGTACCAAGCACATTGGGCCGGACAGTGGCTTTCCGTGGTTACGCCGCCAGTTTCATGGCAGACGCAACCAAGTTCGTCAAGTTCGTCTAACCCGAAAGGCGGTTATCCGCCATGGCGGTTTACACAATTACGCATAAGCAAATCACCGATAATTTCGGTGTGTTGCAAACGCTTACTAATGCAATAATTCAGCCAAACGATAATATTACTGTCGCGTCCGTTGACGGAACATTCAACGGTTCGCGCAGTGTTTACGCTTGCCCGCAGTTTTATTTCTTAGGCGTAGACGAATACGGCGACTTATTATTTAACTACGACTTGCCGATACCAAATCAAGTCTTGTTTAAGTTGACGGCGGCAGACGTCGAGCGCGGCGCAGCAACTGGCACAATTACGCACGCGCCTACATGCACTTGGATTACTGCCGGGCAAATTGAGGATTGGTTAGGCATCGGTACAGCCACGGCAGCCGATACGACATTCTTAACTCAGTGCGCGTCAGCTGCGAACGCTTTTGCATTTCGCCGACGTGAGGAGTCAGGCTATATAGATATCCCGTCAACCAGCCCAAGTGGTGACGTAACGCTCGGCACCATTCAGTACGGCGGCATGTTGTACCGCCAGCGCGGGTCTATTGACTCGTTCGCCAGTTTTGGCGACGGTGGCGCGGTAACCGTTACAGGCCTTTCTGGCGTCATTAAACAACTGCTCGGCATTGACAGACCGCAAGTGGCTTAGCGCATGCCAGTGACCTTTACAGACCTGTTTAACGAGGCTTTAGACGACCTAGTAGCAACGCTTAGCGCCGTTAGTGGTCTACAGGTGGTCAACGACCCGCGCAACCTCGTGCCGCCGTGCGTATTTATTGACGCGCCAACATTTGAGGCGTTTAACTTTAACATTGTAAAAATGTTGTTTCCCGTGCGCTGCATCACTCTTGGCCCAAACAACCTAGACGCGCAACGCTCACTTATGAACCTTGCCGCCAAAGTTATTGGCGCTAAAGTTGGTGTTCAGGACGGCCGCCCAACCATCGCCATTATTGGTGGTGCTGAGTATCCGGCCTACGACTTGACCATAGCCATGCAGGCCCAAACCGGTTAGGAAAACATGTACGTAGTAAACAGTCCCAGAGTCGGCATCGTCGGCGAACCTTTTAACCCAGACGGCCACGACGTCGCCTACCTTTTGGCTGGCGGTTTCATTGTCGAGAAATCACACACTAAGCCCGCAAAATCTGCTAAAACAGAACTAGAAGAAACACCCGAGGAGTAAACCCCATGGCAACCAGTACCTATCTCTCAAATCCAAACGTTCTTATTGGCGCGGTTGACGTGTCAGACCAGTGCACAAGCGTGACATTGAACTACACGGTAGAAGCACTTGAAAGCACCGCATTTGGTGGAAGTGCTCGCGTTTACACTGCTGGCCTACAGTCCAACGAACTTACGTTGACAATGTATGCGAGCTACGCATCAAGTGAGTCTTACGCAACATTGGCACCACTGGTCGGTACACAAATTGCAACCATCATTGTTTCACCAGCTGCACCAACAACACCTGGCACGTACACCGCAACTAACCCGGGCTTTACTATCTCGGGCGGATATTTAGAAACGCTGCCAAGCATGAACGCGTCAATGGGCGAACTAGCCACCATGGATATTGTTATTCGCGGCGGCATTTACACCGTAGACGTAACCTGATAACAACTAACCCGAAAGGTAGCCCGACATGCAATTACGGCTAAAAGTACAACGACAAAACGAAGACGCCTACGAAGTAACCACTAACCTCGCTGTCATTGTCGCATGGGAACGACGTTTTAAGCGTCGCGCCAGTGACCTAGGCTCGGGCGTTGGCATGGAAGACTTAGCCTTTATGGCTTACGAGGCCAGCCAACGCTCAGGCGTCATCGTGCCCGCATCGCTTGACGCGTTTATAAACACCATTGAGAACCTAGAAGTAGTGGACAGCGAGCCGGCAACTTTTACCGTGCCGGAACTATCCGGCGACAGTTAGCAGAGCTTCTATTACACACGGGCTGGTGGCCCCCAAGTGTAGACTTTGAGTTACCAGACTT